CATATCTTTCATGGATTGCGTAGGAACATCGATACAGGAAATAGAGGACTATTGCTCTCGCAATGAAGTTGATGTAATATTCATTGACCAGCTTGATAAGATCAGGATTGACGGCGAGTTCTCACGCGGGGATGAGCGGCTGAAGGAATTGTACTGCCGATCCAGAGAGCTTGCCAAGCGCCACAACGTAGCAGTCTGGGCAATATCGCAAGCGTCCTATGATGCCCACGGAAGAGAAAGTATAGATTACTCCATGCTGGACGGCAGTAAGACAGGTAAGGCTGGCGAGGCAGACATCATTATAGGTATTGGTGTGGCAGAACATGAGGAGTTCCGAACCATTAAGTTCTCCAAGAATAAGGTCAATGGCTGGCATGGTTCACTAGTGCTGCGTAGAGACGGCGACAGGGATATTTTCTCATGATCACTGTGCTTGACATAGAAACCACGATGGACTTTGATAACTCTACATCATCGCCCTACAACGGACAACAGATAGTCTTTGTAGGGTACAGGAGTTTCATGCCTGATCTGTCTGTAGTAGAAACACATGAATTGTTTTTCTATCATAACCAATGTAGGACTACACCAGATGCTGCTAAGAAGTTACAGGATAAGCTAGACGAAACAACATGTTTAGTCGGCCATAACCTGAAGTTTGATTTGCAGTGGCTGCGCGAGTGTGGCTTTAAGTATGATGGCAATCTATGGGATACGATGATAGCTGAGTATCTTTCCCACCGAGGTATAAAGAAATCAATTAGCCTTGCAGAGTGTGCTAAACGCAGAAGCCTACCTGAGAAGAGAACAGACCTCACAGACCAGTACATCAAGGACAAGGTATCCTATGAAGACATGCCACCTGATATAGTGCGGGAGTATTGTATCGCTGATGTGCAGACAACTACTGAGTTAGCCCGAGTCCAACTAGATGAATTAAAGATGCTATGGCCTACAGAGGAGAGTTCCTTTGTATAAAGTAGTGAAGCTAAGCATGGATATGCTTGATGTCCTTATAGACATAGAGAGAGCGGGTATAAAGATTTCCAATGAAAAGCTTGCAAAGATTAAGGCAGACTATCAGTCAGAGTATGATCAGTTGTATGGTGATCTTATGGATATTGCTGAACATGTTATGGGTGATACTCCTATTAACCTTGATAGCCCTGACGATAGGAGTAAGCTGCTTTATTCGAGACAAGTTGCTGATAAGCCCGCTTGGAAAGAAGCGTTCAACATAGGAACTGAGCAGCGCGGAAACACTAAGAAACAAAAGCGCAAAACAAAAATGTCGCCTACGCTGTTCAAGGATACAGTAAAACAATTAGCCCCTGTAGTATTAAAGACTAGGGGCGAGAGGTGCATTAATTGTAATGGTACAGGAAAGATTAGATCGCGGCTGAAGTCTGGTGCGCTTAGTAAAGTGCAGACTAAGTGTAAAGTATGTAACGGCCCGGGAGTGGTTTACACGCAGCTCAGAGAAGCTGCAGGGCTTCGCGTCATTCCCAGAGGGCCAGAGGACACGGCTGCAGCAGGGTTTAAGACAGATAAAGAAACTATGTCGCAGATCAGGTTGGAGTTAGAGGGCAAGGCAAGAGAGTTCGTGGACAAGTACACACGCTACTCAATGATAAGAACGTATCTGAATACGTTTGTAGATAGCTTGGAGAAATATCAAGATGATAGAGGTTTTATTCATCCTAACTTTAATCAGTGCGTCACTGCTACTGGAAGACTGTCCTCAAGTAGACCAAACTTTCAAAATATGCCTAGAGGATCAACATTCCCTGCAAGAGAAGCGATTGTATCTAGGCATGAAGGTGGTTATATTTTAGAAGGAGACTACTCACAGCTAGAGTTTCGTGTAGCTGGCTTTTTGTCAAAAGACCCTGTAATTTACGAGGAAGTAAAGAGCGGGTTTGACGTTCACTCTTACACCGCAGAGATCATGGGTGTGAGTAGGCAGGACGCAAAGGCGCACACATTCAAGCCTCTGTACGGCGGCGTGCTGGGGACTAATCGGGAGATGGCATACTATTCAGCCTTCCGCAACAAGTACCAAGGCGTGACCGCGTGGCACGATAAACTACAGGAAGAAGCTGTCACTAAGAAGATTATCACACTACCTTCCGGTAGAGAGTATGCATTTCCCCATGCAAAGTACACACGGTATGGTACAACGGTAGGTGCTACTTCAATTAAGAACTACCCCGTCCAAGGTTTCGCTACTGCAGACCTGTTGCCATTAGCCCTGATACGGCTACACAAATGTCTGAAGGCGATGGTGAAGCCAAAACCACAGAGTAGAATTATCAATACCGTCCACGACTCAATTATAATGGACGTACACCCCGACGAAAAAAATACTATGATTGAACTATTGAAAAGGAGTATGTTGTGTATCCCTGAAGAGTGTAGTACAGTGTTTGGTGTTACTTTTGATATGCCTATTGACATAGAGATGAAAATAGGCACTGATTGGCTAAATTTAGAGGAGCTAAAAATATGAGCGATATGATTACTATGGACGATCTGAACGAAGAAAACATGGCAAAGCTTTCTGCTATGGTCGGTCAGACTGAGACGCGCCCTGCAGCACAGCAGGGACTACCCCGGCTAGCCATTGAGCAGCAGAGCGAGAACGATGAGGGAGAGGCACTACCAAAAGGCAGCTTCCGCATTCGTTTGAATACCAGCACAGTCTATGCTAAAGAGATTACCGTGCGTATGTTTATTCGGTACTACTCTTATGACCTGTGGAACCAGCAGTCTCCTGAAGACAGTATCAGGACGGTTCTCACGCCTTCTCTTAGCGACGACTTCTTTGATACCAGTGGCGGTATGAAGTGTGGTAAGTTGAGTAAGCAGGAAGTTGAAGGTCTTTCAACTAACTCGCTTGAACATGCTAAACAGAAGAGCATCAAGTGTACTCAAGTTGTCTACGGCATCATCACAGGCGCTAAAGACGCTACAGATGGTTCTGGTGATACGGTTGATCTTGCAGGTACGCCCTTCATCTGGTCAGCCCGTGGCTCTGCGTTTATGCCAGTGGCTAACTACATTCGTGAAGTGCCATCCAATAAGATCATCTTTGGTCAGAAGGTAAATATTACTACTAAGCGTAATAAGAACGGTGGTATTGTTTACTACGTTCCTGCCTTTGATAAGCCACAGCCTGTCAAGATCGTGGATGAAGATGTAGAAACTCTTAACAGCTTCATGCAGGACATTGAGAAGTGGAACGTGCGCGTGCTAAAACAGTACAATGAGCGCAAAGAAAATGTTCTTGCTATGGATGATCTTGATGTAGCAAAAGCATTGGAAACAGCAGAGGCCAGCTAATGCCCTCAATGCTGCTACATAAAGTACAGCATTTCCTAGAGAAAGCGTCGAGGGGAGAGGGCGATGGCCTTCCCCCTCACCTTATCGAAGAGTTTAAGGAAATGTGTGGTTTCGCTATTGAGAGGCAGTTTAGTGAGAAGCGTGGCTCAAAGGTTCGCATGTCCGGTGTAGGAAAGCCTTTGTGCCAACAAAAGTTATCTGCTGAAGATGGCATAGAAGAAGATGTAGACTATACTCTGGTTATGAAGTTCCTGTTTGGAGACATCATAGAAGCGATAGCTGTTACAGTTATGAAAGGCGCGGGTATAGATATACAGAGCGAGCAAGAGAGTGTTAGTCTAGAGATAGGCGGCACTACTCTTAACGGCACGTATGATGTAAAGATAGATGATAAGATATATGATATAAAGAGTGCTGCTCCCGGCGCATTCTCTATGAAGTTCGCGGCTAATCGTGGGTACAATAACATCAAGAAGGATGATGTGTTTGGCTACGTGCCGCAGGGCTACCTGTACGCAGAGGCTGCTAACTCTACGTTTGGTGGCTGGATAGCTATCAACAAAGCTACAGGTGAGTGGGCCGTGTGCGAGACGCCGCTGGTACATGAAGAGGACAGACAGGCTGCACTAAAGCTAGCCGATAAAAATATACGCAGTGTTCTTGGTAAAGAAAAGTTTGAGCGTTCTTTCTCTGATGAGCCTGAGACTTATAAGGACAAGGTTACAGGTTCTATTAAAAGAACAGGCAACCGACTAATGGATAGAACGTGTGGTTACTGTGGCTTTAAAAGGCACTGCTGGCCTGACGCTGCTTACAAGCAGAAAGTAACCTCTACAGCAAATACCAAACCCCGCGTGTGGTATACAAAGCATGTAAAGGATGAAATCTGATGCCTCTATATCTTACAGAGAAGATTACTGAGTTTGAAACAATGTACAATGATAGAGCCGCTTTTGTGTACTTTGACACTCAGAAAGAAGACAGTACACACACAGAAGCTCTATTAGTTAAGTCTTTGCCTGAAGGAAGTAAGCTTAGAGTTGTATACAGAAAGAACATGTCGAGTGACGGAGCTTGGTCTGCAGAAGACTTTAACTACAAGGGTTCTATGGTGATGGCCCGCTGCTTTCATGAGATACGTTCATTTTTAAAAGCCGGTAGATTAGTCGTGTTCCCCTCAAGAACATTTTCTATAGTTAAAGAGACATCGCCGGAGTATGTACAGAAAGATTTAGACAGAGGGTATATTGAAGTAGTGAATACTAACCCAGATAACAAAGATAAGTTTGATTATTATGCGTTTTAGATCAAAGTTTGAAGCTGAAGTGGCTGTAGCCCTTGGCCGCAGGGGTATTGATTTTGAGTTCGAGCCTGATAAGATACCCTATCAGCGTGAGCCTAGTGTATACATACCTGATTTCTATATACCTAGAAATGATATGTACATTGAGGTTAAGGGGCGACTAACACAGCAAGACAGAGTGAAGCAC